ACCAGCCATTCCAGGAATACGAGATAATACATGCCGTCTTTCCGCGCGAGGAGTATGATGGCCGCATGCAGGATGCAGGAAATAAGCGTTGGGCCTCTATTTGGCTTATGACTGCCGGCAATTATATATGCCGGATCTCTGGTTTCGATAGATTTCCGTACCATATCTGGCGTTATATGCGGAGCGGTAAAGAGGTTTACGCATGGACGCCGTCTCTCCTTGCTATGGCCGACATAAAGGGGCTGAACCTGCTGAACAAAACGCTCCTGGGCGCTGCCCAGCTTGCCATCGATCCGGCCTATAATGTACCTTCTTATCTTGTGGGCAAGGTCGAGTTAAAGCCGCGCGGCATAAATTATATGCGGGAAGGTACCACCGATAAGATCACGCCCATCAATACCTCTGGAAGTTTTCCGATAGGGATTGACCGGGAACAGGCAAAACAGCAGGCCATTAAGGAACGGTTTCATGTTGATACTTTCCTGATGTTGGCGAACCTTGAGGGCAAAGGGCAGCGTACAGCCTATGAAGTCTCGGAGTTGATGGCGGAAAAGGCGGCGGTGCTTGGGGCCGAACTTGGGCCGTTGAATACGCAACTGGATCAGATTCTTGACCACGTTTATTGGATCGAGCTCGAAGCAGGTCGGATGCCGCAGCCTCCCGATATTTTGTACGAGATGGCGGCGCAGGATCCGCACCTGAGGTTTGATCCGGTTTATATGGGACCACTAGCGCAGGCCCAGCGTGAGCGGTTCTCAAAAGATGGAATTCGCAAATTCTTTACCGAGATAGCGCCACTTGTACAGGTCCAAATGTCTACTGGCCAGCCCTCGGAGATCCTTGACAACTTCGATATGGACGAGGCCGGGCGGTATCTGGCTGATAGCAATCGCGTTCCGGCGTCGATGATCCGCACCAAGGAAACGGTAGCCTCTATCAGGCAAGGCCGGATACAGGCCATGCAGGAGGCAAAACAGGCAGCAGGAGCCATGCAACTGATCGAAGGTCTGAAGACGGCTACTGAGGCCGACAAGAACACGGGTGGTAAACTCGGCCAAAACGTCATCGACATGATGAGGACGGCAGGAGGCAGCTATGCGGCGGCTTGATACGTTTCCGGCAACGGAACTGATCCAACAATATCGTGCCACGTTCTCGACGCGGGCAGGACACGAAACCATGAAACACATGCTTTATGATCTCGGTGCCTTTGAAGAGACTTTAGATTTCAATGAAGACGTAGTGTTAAAAAACTACGCCACACACCTGCTGAAAATCATGGCCGGTGGCGAAATCGGCGCAGAAAGCATTGAGCAGTTTATTAACCGGTTAATTACGCAACCATTTAAAAGGCAAGACGAAGCATGAAACCCGAGGATAAACCGATATTTGACGCGCTTTCCGACTGGCAGCTCATGGGCCTCTGCATCGAACGTGAGGCGGGAGGTGAATCGCGCGAGGGACAGATAGCGGTAGGGACGGTAATCTTGGAGCGGGTAGATCATCGGGGGTGGGATGGGGAAACTATTCATGAGGTGATCCTGATGCCTTGGCAATTCTCATGGACAATGCCTGCGGCGGGCCGAGATTATTATAACCGCTCTGTTCGTATGGCTGAGCACTGGGATGATATGTATGAAAAAAGCGATTCTCTGAAACGATGTACGGAAATCGCCATAGGCATATTAAGCGGGGCGATTCCGCGAGATCCTGACTTAACGGCTGTCCATTGCTGTCAATACTTGAATCCCAAAGAAGCGCCCAACATAAAAGAGAAATGGCTAAAAGCAAGCATGACGGTAATTAAAACCATAGGTAAGCACGCATTCTTCAAGGAGGCTGACAATGGATGGAGCTGAATACATAGGCGCGGGCGTAGCGATTGTCGGAGTTTTGCAAGGTCTAAACCTATGGATCACAAGCGCCTTAAAAGCAGAAATAAAGGATGTATGGGCACGTGCGAATAAACATGGCCATGTAATTGAATGCGACTCAAAAGGCTGCAAGCCTAAAACCATAGACGTTATTATCAAAGAAGGAGGAGAGGGATAATGGAATCAAATACAGTGGTAATTTTGGCGGCCCTTTTTGCAGTATCAGAGGCATTGGCCTTAATACCGCAGATAAAGTCAAACTCAGTTTTTCAGTTCCTTTTCAATTTGCTTAAAACCCTCATAGGGAAAGGCAGAGGCGTATGACCTGGGAATGGCTCTTGTGGACTTTGATTTTCTTAGTTGGTTGTTTTTGTGGTTGGCTAATAGGCACGGCCCATAAAGAAAATAAACGGTTCAAGGAGATAAATTCACAATAGGAGTTATTCCTGTCAAGAGTCGAGGCAATGAGAATAGCGCCTTTTGAAACAGAAAGGAGAAAGATATGGATATTTTAGCAATTTAAACGACAGGGGCAGAAATTATCAGACTACTCGTCCAGGGCATCAGCTTTGTCGAACGGCTTTTCAGCAGACAGAGCGGACAGGGTGAGGCCAAGAAGGATTTCGTCATGCAGTTCGCGGAGGTTGCCTTTGCATCGTTTGGATCGCAAGGTGATAAAGAGAAATGGGAGAAGGCAAAAAGCCATGTCTCGGTTATTATTGATGAAATTGTGGCGGTTTTAAATATTTTGAAAAAGGAGCCATGAAAACTTGGGTGGAGAGGCGAAACGGAAAGGAAACCGTGACGAGAGAATAGCGGCGGCGATCGAGCGTCAAAGTAGAATTAAGAACCTTCGCGCCGGAGATATTGAGGCGGCCCGTATGCAGATGAAACAAGGGCTGATGAAGCCTAACACGACGCCTTTGCATGCGGACGCCCGTTACATTTTAAAGGAGGAATAATCATGGGTGCAAACGATGGCGGAGCTCCTGGCGATGCCGGAGGAACCGGAACGGTTGAAAGACCTGCGTGGCTGGACAGTGCCCCGGATGCCTATAAAAACAATGAGTCATTTTACCAATTCGCAGAACCGGTAAAGTTTTACGAAAAGGCAGATGCCCTCATTAAGGCGGAAAAGGACATGGTAGTCGTGCCTGGCGAGAAGGCAACCGATGAGGAAAGAGCGGCCTTTTACGGCAAGCTCGGGCGGCCGGAGACGGCTGATAAGTACACAATTACCAAACCTGCGGATTTGCCGGTGGGCTTGCAATACAGCCTTGAGGTGGAAACAGCGTTTAAGCAATTTGCCCATAAGAGCGGATTTTCCGACGCTCAGGCCAAGGCTACGTATGATTGGTATTACGGTCTGATCAAGGCCGGTCATGCTCAGCAACTGAAGGCCGAACAAGAAGCTACGGATGCGGTTATAAATACCCTAAAGGATGAATGGAAGGGCGATGCATTCAAAACCAATTCCGAATTGGCAAAGCGCGCGTTTCAGAAATTCGGGGGCGATAAGCCGGAGATTTTAAAGTTCATTCAGGATAGCAAAATCAATGGCGTGGCCCTGGGCGATCATCCGGTTTTTCTTCGAGTGTTTGCCGAGATCGGCAAGGCTATAGCCGATGACAGTATGAGTGGAGGCGGCAGGGGCGGTGCAGGGGGAGAAATGTCCGATGAAGAACAAGCAAAGGCCAGATTCCCCAATACCTACAGGAAATGAAAGGAGGTCGCGTAGATGGCGACATTAACCAGTCAATACAGCCTGGTAGAGCAGGCAAAGCGGATTGACCCCTCCGGCAATCAAGCCCGGATTGTCGAAGTTCTCAATAGAAAAATGGGCTCCATGTTAACGGAAGCGCCCTGGATTCCGTCAAACGACGTATGGACAAACAAGACCACGCGGCGGGCTTCGCTCCCCGCGGGATCGCGGCGCAGGCTTAACCAGCGGATTTCGGCCTCGGTATCCAGAACAACCGAAATTTTGGATGTCATCGAAAACATTGAAGACTGGTGTGAAGTCGACGCGATGCTCATTGATTCCATGCCGTCCCCGGCGTTATTTCGGGCCGGTGAAGTTGATGCCTTCATTGAAGGCCTTGGCCAGACATTTGCCAGCGATTTGCTTTACGCTGACTCCAATGTTGACCCGGATGCCTGCCACGGCTTTGCGCCCCGGCTTGCAACCCTGGACAGCCGATTTGTCATCGGTGCCGGCGGCACTGGTTCCGATGTCACAAGTATCTTTATCGTGACCTGGGGCCAGGATACGGCCTATCTGATTTATCCCAAAAACATGGCCGCAAGTCTTGGCGTGATACACGAAGACGAGGCACTGGTCACCAGCGAGACCTCGGACGGCAAAATGAGAGTTTACCGGGATCACTTCCAGATTCGCGGCGGGCTGGTAGTGCGTCATCCCCGAGCAATCACCCGTTATGCGAATATTGAGAGTGCTGGCGCAGACAATACCTTTAATGAGGACGACTTGATTTCCCTGATCAACAACATGGTCAAGGGGCCTGGCACTAGGATGTACTGCAATGAGACAATCCTTACCCAGATGCAGATTCGGGCAAAAGACAAAAATAACGTCTATTACACGCCCGGGGGAAACGCGCTGTCCGGTGAACCGCCTTTATATTTTAACGGCATCCCCATCCGTCAATTTGACAGGGAAATCCTGCTGAACACGGAAACGGCGATTTCCTAAACATCTTAATGAAAGGAGGATAAATATAATGCAAGACTCTCAATTAATATTTTCCGATGGCCAGAACATCACCGCTAACGCAACGACCGTTGATTCAACCAATGTGATTGACCTTGGCGCTATGCTTGATCACAAAGGTACGGCATTGCTTTCGCATGGGCCTGAAAACGGCAACGATCGCCTGATTGTCTCCGTGGGCGTGGCGCCTTCGGCTGGCACGGGGCTTTATCTGGAATTGCAGGACTGCGCGACGGTAGGGGGATCATACACGCCTACCGGCATCGGCATTGACTCGGCAAATGCAATTCCCATTGCAACGCTCATCGCCGGCTATGAGATTCTAAACGTCCCGCTCCCCAGGGGCTTGAAAGAATTTCTGAAGATTGTCTACACGACGACCGGCAATCACGCCGGTTCTCTGGGTACTATCAATGCCCGCATCGAGTGTGGGGCAACGACTAAGAACCAGACGCCTTATCGCGCCTAACTAAAGTTTTTTGAAACGAAGGGGCGGGTACGCGCTCGCCCCTTTTTTCAAAAGGAAAATCATGCAAGGAGCCGCAGCCATGGTGGATGAAGAAAAATGGAAGGTGGAAAGCGATGTCCGCACTCTCAAAGAGGCCGAGATGATTAAGGCCGATTCGGACCGGATGAAGAAAGCCATGGGCATGATGGATGAGGAGATGAAGGCCATGATGAAAATCGCGGTCAAAAGTATAGAAGATCACGCAAAAGAACGTTTTCCGAAGACTTATCCAAAATCCGGAGAATAAACACATGCCTACACCCGACAAAGGCGAATCCGAAGACGATTACGTAAACCGTTGCATCCCCATAGTTCTTGGAGAAGGAACGGCGAAGGATGGCAAGCAGGCGGCAGCGATTTGCCATTCCATGTATGATAACCATCGCAAGGAAAGCGGCGCGAGAAAAAGATTTCCGAATACCTACAAAAAATAGGAGGCAATATGCCAAAATTTTTAGTCAACGAAGCATTTCAATTTCGCAGTCAAGTCCATCGTGTTGGGCTTATCCTGACGATTCCCAAGGAAGACTTGCACATTGAAATCGAGAGGGGCAAGCACCCGAGCAAAAAGAATGACCGCTGGCTTTCGGGCCTGCTGAACAACTGCGTTCCAGCTGATGAGGCCACAGCTCAGATAATTGCCAAAGCCACAGGCCAGGAAGTAGAGGCCGCCACTCTTGAAGACGATGATAAGGAAAGCCACGCAGGGGAAATCGAAGACATAAGGGCGGAGATGGACGGGATGGGCGCCGCCTACGATAAACGGTGGGGTCTCAAAAAGCTTCAGCATGAGCTTATTAAGGCTAAGAAAATCCGGGGGTAAGCCATGGCGTCGGAAGTCCAGATATGTAATGCCGCGCTCCTGAAATATGGCAATCTGGCTATCGCCTCCGTTGATGATGCGACAAAAGAGGCGCGGGCATGCAAAGTCTTCTATCCCTTGTTACGGGACCAGCTCATTTACTCCCATCCCTGGAATTTTGCCATGGCCAGGGCGGACATTTCCGCACAGTTGGCGACAACACCGGCCTTTCAATGGGATTACGCCTATACAATTCCGGCAGATTGTTTAAGAGTTTGGGAACTTTATGGCACAGATGCCGAGTGGGTAGTGGAGGGCACAGAATTTTTAACCAACGAAGAAGAAGAAATCTATATCCGGTATCTACGGCAAATCACGGAAACGGGCAGGTTTAATCCGGCCTTTGTGAATTGTCTGGCCACTCTCCTGGGCGCCGAACTCGCATCGAAACTGGCTGATGACAAGAAGATGCGTGTTGAGCTTTTAAATGAACTGCACAAGGTCTTATTGCCAGAGGCCTATTCCTTAAATGCCATGGAAGGCAACCGGCCACGGCATAAAAATGAACAAGCACTTGATGAAGGGAATTTCAGTTGGCAAACAATCGGAAGATAGCCAAATGACCCAGAAGAAATGCACACAGTGCGGAGAAATTAAGTCGCTGTCTAATTTTTGCAAGCATTCAACCTGTAAAGCCGGGGTTCGCCCTATTTGCAGAGAATGTAAAAGAATTGCTTTGGCAAAATGGCGGATGGAAAATAGAGCGAAAAGCAGGGAAATAGATCGAAAGTGGAGAGAAAAAAATATCGAAAAAGTCAGGATGTCACGAAATAAGTGTATTGCTAAAAAGCGTGCAACTCTTGCCGGAACCCTAAACCATCGCATATCGGTAGGGATGCAGCAGTCATTAAAGGGAAACAAGAAGGGCAGAAGTTGGGAATCGTTGGTAGGATTTAGCCTTGAAGAGTTGAAAAAGCATCTTGAGAAGCAATTTAAGAAGGGAATGTCCTGGGAACTAGTAATGACTGGACAAATACACATAGACCATAAGATACCCATCGCGGCATTTAATTATGACAGCCCAGAAGATATAGATTTCAAAAGATGTTGGGCGCTTAAAAACTTGCAACCCTTATTTGCTTTAGAAAACAAAACAAAAAAGGACAGTCTTTATAGGCCATTTCAACCAGCACTATTATTACAAGCAGCACAAACGGAGGGCAGGTAATTGGCCGGATCGTATTTCATGCAAACATCCTTCAATGGCGGCGAATGGACAAAACTGCTTGAGGGCAGGATTGATCTGGAGAAGTACCGGAATGCCCTCTACCGGATGGAGAATTTCATCATTGATCCCCGGGGGCCTGCACATTTCCGGCCTGGCTTCCGGTTTAAAAACGGCACAAAAACCAATGCCAGCGCATCCCGTTTCATTCCGTTCGAGTTTTCCACAACTCAAGCCTATATTTTAGAATTCGGCAATAATTACATAAGATTCTACCGCAACCAGGCTCAGATACAGATTGCTTATGCGGCATGGGCGGGGACTACGGCCTATGCTTTGGGAGCTTTGGTCACCAATGGCGGCAACTATTACCGATGCATTGTTGCGCATACCTCCACGGCAAATTTTGCCAATGACCTGGCTTCCGGGTATTGGGTGGCATCGGCAGGCGCAACAGACCTGGCCTATGAGATCCCGTCCACCTATGCGGCGGCTGACGTGGCGGGGATAAAATACTGCCAAAGTGCAGATGTGATCTACTTGTTTCACAGTTCCTACGCTCCGCGCAAGCTCAGCCGGACTGGGCACACCGCATGGACGCTGACGACTATCAATTTCCGATCACCCGCGGTAAAAGAGCAGGGCATAAAACCTGCCGCAACATTAACGCTTGCCGCAGTAACCGGCAATTCCATATTGTTCACGGCTGGCGCGGCGGTGTTTCAATCCGGGGATGTCAACCGGATCATCACCTCCGGGGCGGGCCGCGCATCGATTACGGCCTATAATTCCACCACGGAAGTCACTTGCGACATTATAGACGACTTTGCAGCCGTGGGACCGATAGCCTCACAGTCATGGTCACTGCTGGGCAGCCCCAGCGGCAGTATCACGCCATCGGCAAAGAGTCCGGTGGGCGCGATCATCACCATCACGTCCAGCGATGCCGCAGAGGTGTTCTCAAATCTTTTGACGGCTGAAGATCCGCCCGATGATAACTGGCTTGCTTCGGGATCCGGAACAAACGAATACTATCTTGTCAACACAGCGTCCACCTACCAAGCTGCGAAACCAGACGCCTTCTATATTTCTGCTGTGGCTGCCGTGGAAGGCGCCATGGGCAGCCTCGGCATATCGCAATGGGATTGGGGCGACAACGACGCCCTGGGATACGACACGCTTTACGTCCGGCTGTCCGATGGCGTCGATCCCGACACCAAAAGCACCTTTGCGACGCCCGATAACGATTTCCTGAAATGTTCTGACATTACGGCGGCGGCTGACCTCTTCCGCAGTTCCGATGTGGGCAAGTATATCCGGGTGCATAGTGGATTTGTTAAGATCACGATTTACACATCTGCAACAGTGGCGAGCGGTGAAATCCTCAAGGAGCTGATGGCAACCACGGCGACGCTCGCCTGGACCCTGGAAAGCGAGGTCTGGAATGCTACGAATGGCTATCCGTCATGCGGCACATTTTTTGAAGAGCGTTTGTGTCTGGCTGGGTCTCTGGCGTACCCGGAAACGATCTGGGGGTCGGTCGTAGGCGATTTTGAGAACCACACACCTGGTGTTGACGCAGCCGATGCGTTTGAGTTTACCATTACTGGTAAGGAGGTCTCAAACATCGCCTGGATCGAACCGGATGAATATCTCCTTCTGGGATCTGCGGGGAAGATATCCCGGCTAGGGCCGGAAGATACCGGACAAGCGCTGACGCCTTTGAATGTCCTGGCAAAACGCCAAGTCCCGGAAGGTGCAGCGGAAATCATGCCGGTGGCCGTCACCAATGCCGTCCTGTATGTGGATAGGAGCGGATTCGACAAGGACGTGGGAAATAGCATCCGGGAACTAACTTGGGTATGGGAAAACGGTAAATATGTCTCGCCTGATCTTTCGCTTTTGGCTGAGCACATCACAAATGAAAGCAAAATCGCAGGCATAGCCTATCAGCGGAAACCATTTTCAATATTATGGGTGTACCTAGAAGACGGATCCCTGGCCGCCATGACCTATCTGCGGGAGCAGGATGTGGTAGGCTGGCATAGACACCCTGTTGATAATGGCGAGGTCGAAAGTCTGGCCAGCATCCCCGGCGATGGCTATACTGAGATTTGGGCGATAATCAAAAGAACGATAAACGGCGCCACGGTTCGCTATGTGGAGATGATGGAGGCTGTTTTTACTGATGACGATGACACCTATACCGCAAACAAGGGGCTAAACGCATTCTTTGTGGATTCTGGTATTACCTATAACGGCGCGGCTGCCACAAATATCACCGGTTTGAGCCATTTGGAAGGCGCGACCGTGGCAGTTCTGGCAGATGGGGCTTGGGTATCGAACAAGGTCGTCAATAGCGGCGCCATTACTTTGGCCACGGCGGCCCAGGTTGTCCATGCCGGCCTGCCCTATACTGGAACCTTGCAGACTATGCGTTTAGATGCCGCCATGCGCGACGGCACGGCCCAGGGGCGCGTTAAAAAGATTCACAGTCTTATCGTCCGGGTTTATCAATCAGGGCCGTTCAAGACCGGTAGGGACGCGAATAATCTTGATGTTTGCGCCGACCGCGAACGTGTAATCATCCTGGGAGCTCCCTATCCTCTTTTTACGGGAGATTTGCCTATCGGCTACGACGATCGATGGGATACCGATGCACGGGTTATGATTGTGCAGGATAAGGCCATGCCGTTGAGCGTGGTCGCGTTGATTTCGGAGGTCTCGATCTCATAATGTGTACGGGTGTTGAAATAGCATTGTTGGCCGCCACGGCAGTATCAGCGGTAGGTACATTAGAGGCAGGCCAGCAGCAGGCGCGAATGGCTGAATATAATGCCCGCGTAGCCGAACAAGGAGCGGCGGCGGCGGCTGGCGAAAAAGCGACTTACGATGAGCAGATACACCGGGAGCAGGTGCGAAAAATTTTGAGCCAGCAGCGGGCTCTTTACGGAAAGTCCGGTGTGGACATGACAACAGGATCGCCCTTGCTGGTGATGGAAGACACGGCGAAAACCGGCGAACTTGACGCCTTGGCTATTCGATACGGCGGTGAGGTCGAGGCAGCCCGGGCGCGGAGCGGAGCAAATTTATCAAGGATGCAGGGGCGGACTGCACAGACAACAAGCTATTATCAAGCTGGAACGACTTTGCTTAGTGGCGGCGCCCAAGCATACGGCAACTTTAAAAAATCACAACTGTCTACACGGCCCATTATATTGAAATCAGGTGGATAAATGCCAATAATTCCTCTCCTCCAAAGACGGCAGAGTATTTCTGGCGAGGCGGCAAGTGTGCCGGGCAATATCGGTGCGGCCGGCATTGTCGGTGAAGCCGTGGCGCGGGCTGGCGCAAGAGGCATGGCTATCTCTGAGGATTTCGCCGATCTGGTAGCGCGACGCAATGAGGAATTACGGAAACAAAACAATGCCTTTGCAGTCCTAAAAACGCAAAACTCCATAGATGAGGACATTAGAACTTTTCGGCAAACCTATGACATAGAGGCGACAAAAAGCGCGGCAGATCCCGGAGGATTATTACAATTCACCAACGACCGGATAGATGCCTTTTCCAAGTCCCTGGATGAAAAGTACCTAGCCAATGTTACCGATGCCGACCGGAAACTATACATTGAGCAATACCGCAATTCTGCCATTGCCCGAGTTTTGGACCATACTGCCGTCTATCAGTCCAATTTCAGGCAGGATTTTGCCAAGACAGAGATTTCAAGGGCTAAGGACTTATCACTCGCGGCAGTGCGCGGCGGCGCCGATTATGAGGCCGAAATCGAAACCTTCCGGCAAAAGGTAGGCGCTTTATACGCGACCGGCGCCGTGAACGCGCCCGACATGGAAGAAATAATCATCCAAACGGACCGGCAAATAGCCGGGGCCTATCTGGATTACCTGCTTGCCAATAACCCAATCAAGGCCCGTCAGGTAATCAAATCAGGCCGAATTATTGAATTCTTGCCGGGTGAACAATACCGTTACTATGCTGCACGGGCCGAAAGCCTGGGGCAGGCAGAGGAAAAAATCGTTAAGGAAAATGAGGCCTTTGGCGCCGTCCTTGAGAATTTCCGGGAACCAACAGGCATTATAAATGTATCTAAAGCCGTAATCGCCGTTGAAACCGCTAAAACAGTGGGCGGAATTGATTTTAGCAGCCTTGATCGTGAGACAAGAAACAGCCTGAAAAGCCGCTTGGGAGCTATTGACGCGGCACAGAAGGCGCGGCGTCATGAGGTTAGCAACGGATTGATGCTCGACATAGAGAAAAACATTCTCAATTACAATGCAATCAATAACCCACTAGGGCTGACTCAGGCAAAAATGGCAATAACCAGATTGATGGAGGATCCGGAGAACGCGGACATGGTAGGACCGCTGATGCAGTACTCAAGGATCATTGATACAATCTCCCGCCAGGAAGAAGCAGAACGGCGGCAAGAAGAGAGGATCGCAAAGCAGGAGGAAGCCGCAAAGAAAAGAGAAGAAAAGGCCGAAAAGGTAGAGGCCAGGATCGAGGCGAGGGAAATAAGATCGGAGGCGGCACGAGAGCGACAAGAGTCCAGAATCTTAAAACAAGAGTCAGAGGAAGACGCGAATGCCGAAATGCTGGCTCGCGTCAACAACGGCGATTTTATAGATATTTACGATCCACAGGACGGGAACCGCAGGTTGTTGGATGTTGCAACAAGACTGGGCGTACCCAGGCGCAACTTCCAGCAATACGTTGCCATGAACAATGATCACATGAAAAGTTCGGGCATGCAGAATTTCTGGTCACAGGTCATGACGACCTTGAACAAAGCCTCTACGGAGGGCAGCAATACATATGTCAAGAATATTGTGGCTAATAAAAGCCGGATAATCAATAGCTTACAATTCTACATGACCAAGCCTTCAGAATTGGATAAAAGCTTTGGGGATCAGCCGATTACGATCTATAATCCGAAGGTCATTGACCTATACAATAAACTGATCGAGAAAGCCGATAAAGAGGCTTTCTTCGGTTACGATTTCAGCCCATATCTACGGGAGTTGCCTCCTCCAAGCAGGAGATTTGCGACGCCGCGGCAAGGCGGCAAGGTTGAGAATTTGCCGGACGGCGCCAGATTAGCCGCAGACGGTCAATGGTATGTCCCTGACCCGGCGCGGCCGGGTAAATATTTGAAGGTGGAATGATGCCGAAACTAACGCCAATTGATTATGATCCCTTCGAGAAAAAGAGCGCCATAAATTTGACGCCCGTGGATTATGATCCTTTTGGCCAGGGAAGCAATGTGATCCCGATCCGACGCCCTGGCGAAGGCACAGAGGCCATGAGGATTTTTGCGCCGGCAAAAGTAAGAGGTTTGAGACTTTACGAAATAGGACAGGAATTTAGCGGTGTAACATCTTTATCTGAAGACAAGGGCTATTCCGCGCCCGAATGGTTACGCTCCGTTTTTGATGCGCTATCCCTGACGGATGAATACCAAGGCGAAAGGGCGCGGGCCGCCAACATAACCTCCCTGGCTGAAGAACTGAACATAAGACCAAGCCAAGCGGAGCGTGACTTTGATGTACTGACCGGAAATATTTTTTCAAGGAACCGCCTGCCCGACATGGGCGTGAAGGGCGCCGGCGAAATCGCCATGTTAGGCGGTGTGGCGCGGCTGGCCATGACGCATCCGATCGCTACCCTTGCTTCAATTCCTGCCTTTGCTGGGTTGAATGCCCTTTACACGGCGATTCTTGAGCGTCAACATGGCATCCCTGGAGTGGGTTTGACCGGATTCTTACCGGAAAATACGATTCAACCGGCCAAAGATATGGTTTGGCTGGCCGAAACTATAGCACAGGCCTATGCCGTATCCCCTGTTTTCAGGTTGGGGAAGAACCTTGATACGCGCTACACGGAGCCCCTAAAGCGGGCAGTTACTGAAAAATGGTTTAAAGACGTGACCGAGACTTTCAAGTCTCCAGAAAGCTTCTATATTTCAGCCGGCAAGATTCGGAGGTTTTTTGGTGGCGGCAAGGTTGGAGAAGAGATCTCACCCGAAGAATTTGACATACTACAGACCTATGGCATTCCCAGGGAGTACTACCGGGCGGCGGTAAAGCAAGGGCTCGACATTGAAATTCCTGCTGAAAGAATTGTCACCTCTGCCGACAAGCCATGGTGGAATAATATTAAGAACGCCTTCCGGGTATCTCCGCAGTGGGAACCGCCTATTGAAATAATAAAAACGGGCGATGCGAGAGCGGCAATCGTCAGACCTCATGTATCGGGTCTGCTGGAAGGCGGAACGGGAACGCGACGCAGTTTTACTGATATTTACAAGGACCTTAACAATTTCTTAGGCGAAAGTGGGCAGATAGGACCGAAAGAAAAGACGCCTGAGCAAAAGCAAGCGGCAGATCGGCTTAAAAACGATCTTGCGATTATCAAAAAAGAGGCGGAGCAGGCCGGGAAGGACTTTACCGAATATCTACGAGAAGTCGGGTTTGATGAACCGGCAATTGCGGCGGCAATAAAGATTTTGAGTTTGTCCGAAGAACCGGAAACCAACATACTCCCCGAGGCAACCCCGAAGGCTATCGAGCTATGGGAGATGACGAAGGAAGAAGTAAAATCCGGTTTATCGAAAGATCTCATCTATAAGCCCGAATCCATGTCAAACGAAACATTGGCTATGCGTGGTTTTAATGGAATAACTGTAGTAGGCGATAAATTTTTTGATCTCCCTCCCTTGGAACGCAAATCATTATTATTGCATGAAATAGGACATGAAATCTCCAGGTCAATTATCAAAGATCCTTTCTGGGTTGATCTCATGGAGCCATTGCGCATACAGGATGGATCGCCAAGAAGTATAAAGTCAAAATATAGAAATCCCGTTGGCGGCTCTACGCGCCCGGAAGAAATTATCGCCGACATTGCCGCTGATATCAAAGAACACGGAATGCCTGATTTTTCAACTGGATGGAGTGAAGAAAGTAAAATTACGCTTGCGCCTATTTATGAGCGCGTATTTAAAGAGTTGGCAAAAATCGAGGAACTAAAGCAATCCTACGAGACAACCTCGAAGGGTGAGGGGCAGATGCAGCAAACGCCACGTATAAATCCCATCACAGAAAAAGCGGGCGCACTTTTAAATGCAACAAATACAAAAACCCTGACCTCCCACAGAGATTACGAAGTTGCCAAATCCGGAGGGGCGCTTGCCGCCGTGAGTCTCGTGCGTGATCTGGTCAAGCCGGAATCGCTCGATTATGCCCGAAGCCTCGGAAGCGATGTGATTTATGTCCCAGTTATCTCCGTCGAAAAATCCGGCATGAACGCAATCCCTCAAGCCCTGGCACATTACCACGCACAGGCGGCAGGCGCCAAGGTTGCTGATGACATTTACCAGGCGAATAAGACTTATCATACGGGTGCCGATGCCTTGAGCCGATTACTAAGTCGTCCCACTTTTAAAGGCCCTGTTATCCAGGGCGGCCGCTATATTTTGGTGGATGATGTTGTTACGATGGGCGATACTTTAGCCGAATTAGCGGATTATATTAAGAAAGGTGGCGGAGAAGTTGCGGGAATAATAGTTCTTGCAAATACCGCAAAATCTGCTAATATAGTGGCTACTCCTGCATCAGTGCAGGAAATAAAAAGGAGATTTGGCGATGCCATTGAAACCGAATTCGGAATTAAGCCAGAAGCCCTCACCAAGCCAGCCGCAGAATACCTCCTTAAATTTAAGGATGCTGACAGACTCAGAAACCGCATCGCTATTACAAAAAACAAAGGAAAACTCGGAGTTGTTCAAGAAGGCGTTCAACCCGGAACCATAACGCCGGAAATCTTATCCTCTCTCCAGAAAACGCAAACCATAGACCTGACAGACGAAGCCAATACCTTGCTTGACCTTGCCGCGGCCGAAGAAACCGGCAAGGGAATGCCTGACGATCCATCTTATGAGCAGATCAAGGCGGAGGCGGCGAGGCTGGCCCGGGAACGGATGAAGAAAAATAAAAACCTTGTGAAAAAAAGGATGGAGCGGGCCGCTACGCAGGCCGCCATGACCGCAGCCAGAGAAACGCCGGTTCAGGCCGCCATGACCGCAGCAATCAAGGCCGGTGGTTTTCGATATGATAGCATTCGCATTGATTATTCCCGGGATACGATCAAGGAACTGAATCAAAAGCGGCCGGGCTTGGTTGCCAATGACGGCAAGGCACGGCTTGATGAGTTGGCGGAGGATCATGGCTTTGAAGATGGCGACGCCCTGCTTGAAGCGATGTTGTCGGCGGAACCAATAAAGGAAACGGCTGGCAAGATCAAAAGACAATTCGATGACATGATGGCAGAGGAATTAGAGGCCATTGCCGAAGACACGGGCTATCTTGTCGATGTTTACGAGGAGGAAGAAAAAATCCTGGCCAAACTTCTCAAGGAGAATAAGCCGAAACCCGCTAAGTGGCTAAAACATTTCATCAGGGAAGAGACGGGACAAATAAGGGTCGGGGACCTTGTGCTTTCAGAATATGACGCCCTTAAGGCTGCCATGAAGAAAGCGGAAACAGCTTCACGGATTGCCTACCGAGAGGGCAACAAGACTGGCGCCCTGGCAGAAAAAACAAGGCAACGAGAGATTGCGGCGCGTCTGAAGGCACGGTTGGATGCCAAGGCAGAGACAAAGAAGATCTACGATGACATCATAAAGCTTTCGGGAAATAAGAAAATCCCCCTGGATTACCAGGATCAGATTGCCGAACTCCTGGAAGGATACGACCTGCTACCCAGATCATCCAGGGGCGAACGGCAAGTTGAGTCATTGCAACGTTTTCTCGATCGCGCCGAGGCGGAAGGAGAGGATGTTAATATTCCCCGCTCGCTTCTGGCCAAGGTGGAACGCTATGGCCGGGTGCATTGGAAAGACCTGACACTTGCCCAACTGCGCGACATCTACGATCAGGCAAAAATGATTGAGCATCTGGGCAAATTAAAGGGCGTCTTACTAGCGCGGGCCAGAGAACGGGCATATGAAAAAACGATCGCAAATATCACGACTACGATCAAGACCAATCATCCGGTGAGCGATGAGGATATCCAAGATAAAATCGATAGGATGGTGCAGAAACGCTTATTGGAGCCATCCCGCATCCAGGAGATTAAGGACTTTTTTACTGGCTATAGCGCATCCCTGATTAAGCCGGAAATGATATTCAGATTTCTTGATAACTTTCAAGATCTAGGGCCAACGTGGACGGAACTTTATCAGCCGATTAAAACTGCATCAGACGCCGGCATACGGTTGCGCCAAGACATTTTACCAAAACTGGAAAAGCTCTTTGAACCATTCACGGCGACGGGCGGCTACCGGTGGAAAAGCGAGAAATATTATATTCCTGAGATCGGCAAGACTATGACGAAGGAACGGATACTCATGATCGCCCTCAATACCGGCAATAAGGGAAACCTGGACGCCCTTATAGAGGGCTATGGCTGGGATGAGACGCAGATAAATGCCATTACCAGCCATCTGACGGCCGAAGAATGGAAATTTGTATCAGGAACATGGGCGTTATTGGAAGAACTGTGGCCGCACCTATCCGGTATTTACGAGCGGATGAGTGGCGCTAGGCTGCGGCGAGTCGAAGGCAATTATTTCCCTCTGAAATTTGACCGAAAACTCTCCTGGATTGCCGACAAAAACGCCATGGAAAAGGATTTACGGGATTTCTTCCAAAGCTATTATGCAGTCCGGCAGCCGGAATCAGGCTTTACGAAAGAAAGGACGGGCGGGAAAATGCCTCCGCTTCTCGACTTCGACGTAATCTTTACGCACATTGCCGATGTCACGCATTACGTGACCCATGCCGAGGCTATCAGGGATGTGCAAAAACTATTAAGAAATCCACGGGTACGGGCGACTATCGAATCGGTGCCGGATATTGGGGAAACAGGCTACAAGGAATTACTGCCCTGGTTGCAGGATATAGCCAAGCCCCGCGTTGAGCCATTGACTAAGGTTGATCAGATTATTGACGCCCTGCGCCGAAACACCACCGTAGTAGCCCTCGGCTTGAAGCTGCCCGTGGCGGAACTTCAGCTATTAGCAATCACACAGACTATTAACGAAATCGGCGCCGAAGCTACCATGAAGGGCATTGCCGAATTTTATGCGCATCCTGTGGAAAACATCAGGAAGATAAAAGAATTGTCCGCCGAGATGAGCGTCCGCGCGATGGTTTGGGATCGGGAACTCAAAGACGCCTACGGAAGATTAGGCCTTGAATACTTCAAATATTCCCAGACCGTCAAGGACGCCTTTTTCGGCCTGATCTCAATGCTTGACATGGCTGTGGCATATCCCACGTGGATGGGGGCCTATGATATTGGCGTGGCAAGATTCGGGGAATCGCAAAAGGCTAAAGAGTTTGCGGATATGTCGGTCAGGAAGAGCCAAGCCTTGGCCTTGACAAAAGACCTGGCCGGGATTCAGCGAGGCGGACCCCTTACAAAACTGGTAACGATGTTTTATACATTTCTCTCCGGACTGAATAACCTGTTTTGGGAGATGCACAAAAAATGGAAACTGTCTGACGAGAAGATCGCATCTACTGTTGACTTGATTAAGGCTTATTGGTGGCTGCTGATTTTTCCTGCTGTGGCTGCCTACGCCATAAGGGAAAGGCAAATCCCGAGTGCAAAGACCACAGCCAAGGAGATATTAAAATATAGATTGGCAACCTACCCTTTCTTCCGGGACTTAACGGCGCCCTGGGTATCTGATTACGATTACCAGCTCACGCCCGTTGGTAGGGCCGGTGAAGTTATGGGGAAATTCGGAAAAGAAATCGGGCAGGGCTTGGCGGGTGACAATAAGTTTGATGCAACCCAGTTATTTCTATACGGCCTGGAAAGTTCTGGCTATGTTTTTGGCTTGCCAACAGACCAGGCCAAAATAACGGTTAAGGGTTTTCTTGATCTAAAGGCAGGGAAAACAAATGATTTTACGCGGTTATTTTTCAGAGAATCGCAAAAGCAGAAATAGGAGGGAAAAATGAAAATGAAAGAAATTATTGCCGCTATCTGGCTGGTTTTAATCTTTGGCATTTCGGCGCTCAGTCATGCCACGGTAAGCAGCAAAACCGCAAAAGTATCCTACACCTGCAACGGTGTGCTGGCGACATATGCCTATACGTTTAAAATCTTTGAGGATGACGA